CCCCCGCCGACCCCGGCATCAAGAACGCCATCCAGTTCGCCCGCGAGAAAATCGCCGAAGTCGCACCCGCCCAAGTCGAAAATGTGGACAAAATCACCTGGGAACGCACCGACAGCGTCGTTGCCTTCTTCGAGTTCAACATGATTACCATGGAAGCCAGCCACCTCGCCGTCACCCCGCCCTTCGTCATGGCCCGCATCGACAGCATCTACGAGGTCGTCGATTCCCTTTTCAACGCGATGCAATACCTCGTCCAGGGCCTCCCCGCCGACTCACTCCTCCCCAAAGCCATACACCGCCATGAATGGCGCAAGATGCACCACCTCACCATCCACATGAAAAGCGGGAAAACCAAGCCCACCGACGTCATCATGGACCGTGACGGCCTCACCCCCATAATGACCGGCGCAGACTACCAGCACGAACTCCGCAAGACCTACGACCAAGTTCTGGACACCCGCTACTCCATGTCCGACTACTACCTTTTCAACGGCATCTATTAACCCCATGTTTTACCCTTTTTCCAAAATGGGAATAACCACATCCCACTCCACGCCGAAATACCCCACCATTTCCCCGTCAATCCCAAGCGGATCACTTGCCAGAGCGAGTGGGAATCCCAATGTTTATCGGGATTCCTTTATTCATAAAGGGCTCCGCGCTATCCAACGAGAATATGACATCTGGAATAAATAGGGTTATTTTGGTGTTTTTGGTGCGAAATGTTTTACCCCATGTTTTACCCACTGTTTTACCCTTTGAAATAAAAAATGAAAATAGACATTATCTTCGGCCGCAAAATCAAGACAGACGGCACCGGCATGATTGAGTTTCGCCTCATGGAGCGCCGCCAAGCTCACTACATTTCCACAGGCATCAAAATCAGAAAAACCGAATGGCGGCTCGGCCGTGTCGTCAACCGTCAGGATGCCGACGCCCTCAACGACCGCCTCGCCATCCTCTACGACCGCCTCAACACTGAAATCAACAACCGCATGAAGGCCGGTCTCCCCATCGACGCCGCAGAACTGCGCCCCGTCCTGTGGTCCAGCCGCGCCACCCGTTCCACCAACATGTACGACTGGTGCGCCGCTCAGGTCCAATCCTTGCAACTGCAACCGGGCACGCTCGCCCATTACGCCACTCTCTTGGTCCGCCTGCGCGAATACGGCCGACTGCTCCAGTGGCACGACCTCAACGTGGAAAACATCTACCAGTTCGACGCCTGGCTCCGGTCCACCCTGAAGAATAAAAAAGGCCAGCCCATCGGTGACGGAGCCGTCCACAATTACCACAAGTGGCTCAAGGCGCTGCTCTCCCGCGCCGTCCGATTCGGCATCATCGACACCAACCCATACGACCGCCTCCGCGCCGCCTTCCCTCGCGGCGAGAAGGCCACCGTGGAATACCTCACCGAGCCAGAGATGCAGGCCATTGAGCGCCTCAACCCAACGCCCGGATCATCCCTCGCGCACGCGCGCGACCTATTTATATTCCAAATGTTCACAGGCATGGCCTACGCCGACACACAGGCATTCGACATCGCCAACTATGCCTACGTTGACGGCCACTGGCAACGCACTGCCGAACGCATCAAGACCGGCGTGCCCTACGTCAGCCGCCTCCTCCCGCCCGCCGTCGAAGTCCTCCAGCGCAACAGCTTCCGCCTGCCGCAACTTAGCAATCAGAAGTACAACGTCGCTCTCAAGAACCTCGGCGACGCGGCTGGCATACGCAAGCGCCTCACCTCACACATGGCCCGCCACACCTTCGCCACCTGGGCGCTCCATCATGGTGTCCCTATCGAAATCGTCAGCCGTATGCTCGGCCACACCGACATCGCCATGACGCAACGCTACGCGAAGGTGCTGGCCGAAGATGTGACGGCACAGTTCACCGCACTGGAATCGGTCATCAATACGAATAACTGCAACCACTAATCGAACAGGCTGCCCTGCACCATCGTTCCGCCGTCCGAGGTCTTATAGACACCAAGGCACTCGCGGTCGAACCATTCACACCCCTTGTCGAAGTATTCCTTGTCCAGCTCGCAGCCCACGTAGTCATACCCCATCTTCCACGCGGCCACACGGCTGCTCTGACTCCCCATCATCGGGTCGAACACCTTGTAACCGGGCTTCCCATACAGCCGCAGACACCATTCATACAGAGCTACCGGCTTCTCCGTCGGATGAAATTTTCCGGCGGTGGCCGACCTTATGCTCGGCGCCTCGAACAACTTGGCATTGCCGTTCATCGAAGTCCATGCATACTCGCACATCGCCATCGAGAACGTCTCGGGGATATGCTTCTTCCACACAAGAAAACATCTTGTCGGCGGCAAGCGGAAATAATTTCCGCCCCAGATTATGGCCACCTTAGAAACACGCAGAAGCTCTTTGAAGAATTCCGGCTGGGGTGCTTCGTCCCAGCCTATGATTTTTTTGAGTACTTTGCCGCCCAAGTTCCCCCTGTCCTGGACACTGATTTTATAGGCGTCGAACCGCCCTCCGAACCTGTTGTATTTCTGTTGTTTACGCAATATGGGGGGGTGAAACGCCCTCATTCACAGCCGCATCGCCATACGGCGGGTCGGTTATCGCCAGGTCGAACGTCTTGTCTGGCAACGACCGCATATATTCCAAGCAGTCGCAGTTATACACGTCACTCCTTATCATGGTTCATCTGATTTAACCGTTCATTCTCTTCCCGCATCAACTGCCGCAGCCGTTCCACCTCTTCCGCATCTGGCTGGTCCTCGCTCGCCACGTCATCGTCCTCCCACGGGAACCGCACAAGCGCCCGGTCGCTCGTCACACCGGCCTTCCGCAGGTCCGCCGTCGCGCTCATCACGAGGAAGGCGTTAAGGCGCGCCGATTCCCACAGCCCGTGTTGCCGCGCGTGATACCCGTCCACGATGCTGAGAATCTCCCACCAACGTAACTGCAACAAAAATTCATTACGATTATATCCAATCTCGCCCACGACCTTCTCATACACATCGTGGGCGCTCATCAGTTTTTTCCCTTTGTCCCCTTCCCTTTTTTCTTCTCGGCCACCACGGCGGGCAACTCCATCCATTCCTGCATACTCTCCACCACGGCTTGGCTAAGCGCCGCAATCTCCGGACCGCTCGCCTCGTTCATCAGCCGCTCTACCGTAATGGCCGTGTCGGGCTTCGCCGTCAGAATGGCCGCCACATACAGTGCCGCGCTGGCCTTTTGCATACTCAGGTCGCCCACCTGGAACGGAACACCGGCGATCTCTTCGTAGGCGATTTCCACCGCCATACAGAACCGCACGGGAATCACTTCCCCAAGGATTTTTACCTCTCTCATAGTCTTTTTTTATTTGTTGTACTAAATTCTCACTATCCGCTTGTCGGCGCCCACAATACGGTAGGCCTCACGCCCAAGCCAAAGGTTCGCTTCGGCCACACGCCGCTTCTTCAACCCCAGCAACGGATTGCCCCAACAGCTCACCCACTTGACCAACTGGTCGGTGATGTCCTCATCCTTACGCCGCTGCATGATGTACTTTTTCAGCGTCGAATTGTTGAAGTTACCCGCCCCAAGATTGTATATCCAACTCACCAGCGCATCAAACTGCGCCTGTCTGAAGTTTACGTTCATCTTGTTCAGCAACTGCTCGATGGGTTTGATATCCTTGACGAGCAACGCTTCGGCCTGCGTCTGCGTAATGGTCTGCCCAGGCTTCACATCGGCCCCATAATGGCCGTAGCCTATGGTCCAGTATTTCTCCGTAGGCACGGCCTTGTATGCCGTCAATCGGCAACCCTCGAACTGCTTAATCAGCCCGAGCCCTCTGTCACTCGTCTCCATCAGCATCATTTTTTTCTATCACTGGCCTCCTCCTTACGCACCCGCTTCCGGCATGTCAGATCGTAACATAGAAAAGGGCGCAGGGCCTCCACTGCACGGCGGTTGCTCGACACCTCGTCCTGAAGGTTGCGGACAACCGCTTCCGTCTTGTCTATACGGGCCAACAGCTCCTCACGCTCATCTTTCAATTTCGTCACGTACCCTTGTAACTCGTCCCGGTCGGTGTTCAGGCGCGAGATGGTCCGGTCATACACTTCCTGCAACGTCTTCACGGCCTCCAGCGCCATCTGCTGGGCCTGCGCCTGGGCTTGCTTCGCCTCTCCGTCGGCCTTGTTCTTGCTCTGACGGAAGAACACCAGCCAACTCACGCCACCGCCGAATATAATTCCGGCCAATCCTAACAACCAATCCATCGTATATCGTTTTATTTTTGTTCAAAA